CTTCAAAGTAAAGGAATTAATATGTCTAATACAAATTCAAGAAACAATACCAGCGGAAGTTCCGTTGGTGCGATTGGGAAACTACCCCTACCACAGGGACATAACCGAGAAGGAGCTATGATGCAAGAAGAAGAAGTAATCACTACGCAATTGGCAACCACGGCAAACGTGCCGGCTGTACTTAGTGTGTCGGAACGATTAAAGCAGAACGCCGACATGGTCAAGGCACTTGCGCCGCAGATTAAGTTGCATCACTTGATGAATGATTCACGCACCGGCAACCTGTACATGAAGGTGGCTGGCGGGATAGCAATAGCCGAGTCATTGGGTTATGCGATCAGCGTGAGTAGCGTCAAGTTTGATCAGCAGTCCGATCTTGTTCCGTTCTACTGCGCCACCGCCGTGTTGATCGACCGCGCCACCGGCCTTGAGGTGGCATCAGCGGAAGGTTACTTGGGCATGGACGAAAGCCGGTGGGCGAAGGCGGAGTTGTATGCTCGTCGTTCCATGTGTCAAACTAGGGCAGTTGCCAAGTTGAACCGAGTAAACTTCGGAGCGATGTACACGTTGATGGGTGCTAGCAGCGACACGCCAGCCGAAGAGATTCCAACGGACATACCTGTTGCCCCATCCGCACCTCCAGTTCGCAGAAACGATCATGGCTTTGCTTTGCCGGCCGCTGTTGGTGGCGGTGAAGTGATGACTGTGGTCGAGTGTCAAGAGGACAAGCGTGGCAAGTCTGCCAAGGGCGATTGGGTGCGATACAAAGCCACCTTTGCCGAAGGCTTGGTTGCCCGCACGTTCTCAGGATCACACGCAAAGGTGCTGTCGAAAGCCCTGCATGATGGTTTGCAGGTGACTGTGACTTGGACACCAAGCCAGTACGGCAATGACTTGAAGACTGTAGCCATAGTGGAGGCAACCAAATGATTACTAATAAACAACTAGACGCACGGAACAAGGGCATTGGATCTTCTGACGTGCCGGCAATCTTTGGAGCATGTGAGTGGCGATCCGCCAAGGATGTGTGGTTGCAGAAGACTGGCCGATTGCTTCCGAACATGGACACCGTTGGGGAGGCGGCGGAAATTGGTTCTGCCATGGAACCAGTCATTTTAAAGATGGCCGGCGAACGCCTTGGTGTTCGTGTTGTTGCACCAACAAGCACGTTTGTGAAGGGAGTCTTGCGCGCCAACGTTGATGGAATGATTGATGCGTTTGTGCGCGGCAACACCATCGTGGAGTCCAAGATGACATCACGCAATGATGGTTGGGGCGATCCAGGAACGAACCAAGTGCCGGAGCGTGTCATGCTCCAGGTTCAACACCAAATGCTGTGCGCTGGTTCGCACTTGTGTTGGGTTGCAGTAATTAATACGGCGTTTGCTCCCAAATTTAACCTATACAAAGTGCCGTTCGACATTGAAATGGCTGACACCATTGAAGATGTTTGCACCGCATGGTGGGCAAATTATGTGGTGTCGGATCAAGAGCCAGAGGGTTCACAATCAAGCGAGTCTTTGAAGTATCGTCGGCGTGTCGATGGCAAATCAATCAAGATAGATTCTAGACTCTTGACGCAATTCGACCGAGCAAAGAAACTTAAAGACGAGATGACCGAGGCGTTTGAGTTTGTCAAATCAAAGCTCATAGCCTCACTTGGCGATGCCGAGCAAGGCGTGTGTGATGAGTTGTCGCTTGTTGCCAAGTACAGCAACGTGTCAACCAACCGATTTGATGTCGCAAGATTTAAACTAGATCACCCAGAGATGGCAAGTTTGTACACTAGCAACACGGACAGCCGAAGGTTAACAGTTACAAAGGATAAACATGACAGATCTAAGCAAGATTGAAGCCGGTGAATTCACCAAGTTGTGTACTGTTGTTCATCGTGGGCTTAGTGGGTTCATCGAAGTTGGTTTGGCACTATCAGAATTGAATCTGAAGCGTTTGTATCGTGGCGAGTATGAAACATTTGAGGCCTTTGTGCATGACAAGTTTAAGCTTTCACGCCGGCGCGCGTACCAAATGATTGATGAAGCGCAGATTGCATCAACCACCGATGGCATCACCAATGGAGCGCAAGCCAGAGCATTGAAAGATGTACCCATTGCCGACCGCACATCTGTGCTTGAAGCATGTGCGTCCGAGGGCAAGTTGACTGCCGCAGGAATTAAAGCAACTGCGTCCGCAATGAAGCAACAGGACACAGGGCAACAAAGTCTAGAGGGTTGGCGTGTGGTTGCAATTGCTGATCGTGCCGCAGAAATTGGTTCTGAAATTAAAGCCATTGGTGCTGAACCTGTAGGCAAGTGGTTGCCGGTCGATAGAATCTTGTCCATGGTTTCAAGATTGCATACAACCATCAACGAGTCCGTGCCGGAACAAGAGTGTCCAAAGTGCAAGGGCTTGGGTTGCAAGGATTGCTTTGGTTGTGGTTACATACCAGCAAGATTGGATTTGAAATGAAGCCACGGCCCTACCAACAAGCTGCCATAGACAACACACTTAACGCCTTCAAATCACACAACTCTGCGCTGGTGGTCATGCCTACCGGCACAGGCAAGACACCATTCTTTTCAACCATGGCATCCTTGCAGAAGCAACGTGTCATGGTGATGGCGCACACCACCGAGCTGGTCGAGCAAGCCGCCGAGAAGATTGCCGCAGTCGTTGGTGAAATGCCAGACATTGAGATGGCATCACGGCGCGCGGACACATCAATCTTTGGTCGAAGCAAGTGCGTTGTGACAAGTGTGCAAACACAATCGAATGGTCGGATGAAACGCTTTGATCCAAGCCAATTCGATTTGCTGGTCGTGGACGAAGCGCATCATGCCGGCAGCGGTTCGTATCAGGAAGTGATCAAGCACTATCAACGCAATAAAAATTTGAAGGTGCTTGGTGTCACAGCCACGCCATCACGGTGCGCTGGAGTATTTGAAAGCACACCGTTTCAATATCAGATCATTGATGCGATCAACGATGGTTGGCTAGTACCAATCAAGCAGAAGTTTGTCGAGGTTGGATCGCTTGACTACAGCAAGGTCAAGACCGTTGCCGGTGATCTGTCGGCTATTGATTTAGCCACCGTGCTAGACACGGAAGAGAACTTGCATGGCACGGTCGTGCCGGTGCTAGACATTTACGACAACAGAAGCACACTTGTATTCTGTCCTACTGTCGCACACGCCGAACGTATGTGCGAGGTGTTCAATCGATACGAGCCAGGAATAGCGGCGTTCTGTTCGGGCGAAACACCGCGCGGCGAACGCAACGAAATTGTCAAACACTTTAGAGCCGGCGGCATAAAGATATTGTGCAATGTCGGAGTGTTCACCGAGGGATTTGACGCGCCAAAGATCGGCTTGGTTGTCATGTGCCGAGCAACAAAGAGCCCGACCCTATACGAGCAACAGATTGGTAGAGGGACACGACCGCTAGCCGGCACGGTTGATGGCATTGAAGACAGCGCATTGCGTAAACAATCGATACTCGAATCAAGCAAGCCGTACTTAGAGGTGCTTGACTTTGTAGGCAACAGCGGCCGGCATCGGTTGTGCAGTTTGATTGATGTACTTCGACCTGATCTATCCGATGATGTTCGAGCCATGGCATACGAGTCGGCAAAGAATGGTTCGGGATCTATTGATGACATGATTGAAATGGCAGAAGATGCCGCCGAGAAACTTGCCGCCGAAGCCGAAGCAAAGCGTTTGCGTTCCATCGCCAAGCGTGAGCGCATCACCGCTAGGGTCAACTACTGCACCGAGAATGTTGATCCGTTTAATCGTGGCCGTGATTTGGTTACCATGACTGACACGTTTAAGCCTGTCAGCGAAGGCATGATGGACATCCTGAGTCGCAATGGAGTCAATGGTTCTAGCCTGACGTTTGAGTCAGCACGGAAGATGGTGCAAGAGATCATCATTCGCCAGAAGAGGGGCATGTGCAGTTACAAGCAAGCCAACTTACTCAAGAAGTTTGGCATCGATGCCGAGAACATGACGCGCGACGCGGCAAATAAAGCCATAGATAAATTGAAAGCTAATGGGTGGAAACAATGAAAGAAAGTACAGACAAGACATTACTTATAGATGGCGCGGACAAGGCAATTTGTGGACTTGTACATCGATGCGGACAAGTTCCAATTGTAATTTACGAACACAATAAATTAGTTAAACACTTTATACAGAGCGGCATGTCGTTAGAAGATGCGCAGGAATGGATTGAATTTAATATTATTGGAGCCTGGGTTGGAAATGGAACACCGGGAATATTGTTTAAAGCAAATGCAAGTTCAATTAAGGAGCAACTTGATGAATCCTTATAAAATTGAAGTACCGTTTGTCGTTTCATTTAGCGGCGGACGAACAAGCGCATACATGTTGCGAAAAATATTAGATGCATATGACAACAAGCTGCCAGTTGGGGGGGTGGTGTGCTTTGCAAACACCGGCAAAGAACATGAGTCAACACTTAAATTTGTCCACGAAATAGAACAAAGATGGTGTCCGGTTGCGTGGGTTGAATACAGACCAGACGGTAAAAAATTTGAATCTGTAACATTTGAAACCGCAAACAGGGATGGTTTATATTTTGAACAACTTATTAGAAAGAAACAATTTTTGCCAAATCCAGTTGCAAGATTTTGCACTACCGAGCTTAAAGTATTTCCAATCAAAAAATATATGGAGTCCATTGGATACTTAGAGTTTGCAACAGCACTTGGTTTAAGGGCCGATGAGCCACGAAGAGTTGCCAAAATAAAAAGCGATACAACAAGGAATATGTCTGTTCCTTTATCTGATGCAAACGCAACAGAAGAAACCATAATGTCTTACTGGAAACTTAGCGACTTTGATTTAAAGCTGCCACACAACGACAAGGCATTTGGAAATTGCGATCTATGTTTTTTAAAGAGCCAAAGCCGTACAGAAAGAGTTATTGAGCATGAACCAAACAGGGCTAACTGGTGGGCCGAAATGGAAAGTATTATTGGCGGTAAATTTAGAAAGGACAGGGCCATGTACAAGGACTTGCTTGTGCAAGTAACTACACAGGGCAAATTGTTTCAAGATCAAATTGATGACTCACGTCCATGCGACTGTACTGACTAACCGGGGAAATTTATGTGGAATAGATGCAATAAGAACAAGCCATGCTCTGTGTGCGGGAAGTTTGATTGGTGTACATACACGGATGACGGAGCGCACCGGTGCATGAGAATTGCAAATGCTAGTAAGTGGCAACTAATTAAGGTAGACTCCGCTGGCGGGAACATTTATAGGGGGATTGGCGAAACATCTAGACGGATAGGTTTGCCAACTCCCCCTGCTCTTAAACCAAAGGTGGCGTGGGAACACTTGTGCAAGAAGTGGGTCAATCGCAACAAGGCGTGGGAATTAGCCAAAGATTTGGGAGTTGTCTATGAGGGCATTGCCGCGCTCATGGTTGGTTGGAGCGAGATGCACAAGTCGTACACGTTTCCAATGCGGGACGAGAACGCAAAGATTGTTGGTGTGCGGCTTCGCACCAAGGACAATAAGAAGTTCTCTATCAAAGGTTCAAGAGAAGGATGCTTCTATCCAGATCCAAAGCATATTGAAATGCCACACGAAGTATTTGTTGTCGAGGGTGCAAGCGATGCGGCCGCAATCTTGTCCATTGGTGGCTACGCCATAGGCAGATCAAGTGCCACCGGTTGCAAGCAAATAATTAAATCCTTGGTTCAAGGTCGAAGAGTCATTATCATTGGCGATACTGATGAGGTTGGTATGCGAGGTGCAAATGATTTAGCATCGGAAATTTTTGAGGCATGTGAGCAACTACATATTGTATTTCCAAGTGGCGCAAAGGACGCGCGGGATTGGATACGTCAAGGTGCATCTTTAGATGAAATTAAACTACGATCCAAGGAAGGTGATTGGTATGCGAAAGAAGAACAAGTATCATGTCGCTCCAAAGGCTGAACGCACATACAAGGACAGGGTCTTTGCCTCCAAGGCTGAGATGCAGTATGCACAATTGCTTGAGGCGTATCAGAATGCCGGCATAATTATTCTGTTCTTGTCTCAAACAACCATTGAGCTGGGCATTCCAGAAAATAAATATCGACCAGACTTCCACGTCTTCACGCGCGATGGTGATTACTACGTCGATGTGAAGGGCGTGGAAACTCCAACGTTTATAAAAAATAAAAAGTTGTGGAAAAAATATGGATTAAAGCCGCTTCACATTATTAAAAAGCATGGATCTAAATTCTCAACGGTGCAGATTATAATTCCATGCAAACAATAGAAGCTCGTCAGATTGAACGTGAACGCAAGTCAGTTTCTGACGGCGTTATTGCATACCAAAGATTGGTCAGCGATATATCCTCGTTTGGAAACGCATCATCTTTAGGTGCTGCCAAGCGGATGTGCAGATTTTGGATTGATCCAATGTTCTTGGCAATCCGTGCCGAGCGCGCGGCGGTGATGCGTGGAAGCAATGGGCCTGGAGCATCGATCTATGGGCCGGCCATGATGCTCATCGATTGCGACAGGCTTGCGCTTATAACGATTACTGAAATGATTAATTGTGCGCTGAAGTCTGTTGATGGTTCAACTGTTGGATCTACCTGCTATAAGATTGGTTCGGCAATACTTGCGGAAGCCGAGGCAGATTTAATAATTGACAACGGCAACGCCAAGGATGCGATGGACAAACGCTTGCGGAAGTTGACATCCAATTCGCTACACGCCTACGCCAGGAAGACAATGCATGATCCGCTATTCAACCGAAGGGTTGCCATAGTCCTTGGGTCTAGATGTTTGTCTATAGCCATGAGTGTGTGCATGGTTGACTACGTTACAGAACAGAAGGCTTTCATTCGACATTCTACTAAGGTTGGCAGGAAGACTATAAACACAATCAGGCTATCGAAGTCGGCATTGGCGCAGGTTGATGACGCGCATGAAGTCAGATCTTTAACTAGACCTAGATACTCCAACATGATTTGTAGCCCACGCTTGTGGTCTGATGGCAACGGTGGGTATCTAACAATGGATGTGCCTATATGCGGTAGGCTTACCTTGGATCAAAGTATTCCAATTGCAAAGAACAACCTGACATTCCAGCGGGATGCTTTAGATTCTTTATCGCAACAAGGATGGAAGATAAATCACACCGTGATGCTGGTCGCTATGGAAATGTGGAAGAGTGGCGCATACATACCTGGTGTTGGAAACCCGGACAACACACCGCTGGGAGAGCGTCCGCAAGACGAGCCATCTTTGAAATCATGGAAGCGTGAAACCGCTTTGATGATGCAGAAGGAAAGACAAATGTCACACAACCGCGCCAAGTTCCTGCGCCGATTGTCCGCATCACAGAATCTAGCCGGCGATATATTTTACATGCCGCATCGCATGGACTGGCGTGGCAGGATGTACCCCATTGCCACCGACCTGCATCATCACTTTGAAGACTTTAGTCGTGGATTGTTGTTGTTCGATCACGGCGGGACAGTAGATGAAATGTGGTACAAGGTGCATTGCGCCAACACTTGGGGACACGGCGTAAACAGAAAGCCGTTTGAAGAGCGTTTAAGCTGGACAGAAAAAAATTGGCGGCGTATGCAGTCGGTCGCACAAGATCCAATCAACGATGATTGGTGGCACGAAGCCGCAAATCCATGGCAGTTCTTGGCGTGTTGCGTTGGTGCTAAACGATCCGACATTGCTAGGTGCATTCCAATCCAAATGGATCACACGGCCAACGCGCTACAGCATCTTGTTGCGCTTGGGCTCGACACCGGCGGCGCATCAATGGTAAATCTAAGCGGCTCAAAGGATCCCTATGACCCATACGATTTAGTAGTCAAGAAGATACACAGGCACATATGTGGCATGGCAGAGGAGTGTCACCCGATGGCAACTGCGGCACTTCCGTTTGTTGTGCGAAGCATTCTCAAGCGTCCCCTGATGACAACCGTGTACAGGGTTAGCCGGCACGGTGCGGCTCGTCAGGTTTATGATGCTCTTCCAAGCAACACACCAAACAGAATGAAATTGTCTAGGTGGATATCCGATGTGGCTTTGGATGTCATGCACGAAACATTTGAGCCGTCGATGAACATAGTCGATTGGGTGGAGTCCGCCGCTCGCTCGTGTCTTGCCACCGACAAGAGGGCATTGCTGGCTTGGCAATCACCCACCGGCATGACAATCACACAGCCGTATCGCAATGGGAACAAGAACACAATCAGGACAGCATTACAAAGCATAACTATCTACGATGCCAACAAGGACAGCCCAAGCAACAAGCGCAAACAGATGTCGGGCGTGTTGGCAAATTGGGTGCAATCAATAGAAGCGGCGCAAATGCAATCGGTTTGCACCATTGCAAGCTCCACCGGAATGCCGATTGCCGGTGTACATGACTCGTACTGGACTACATCCGACAACGCCAAGAACCTACATGGGCTGGCTAGGGAACACTTTGTACTCATTCACAATAGTGATCCCCTAACCAAGTTGGCGCAGGATTGGAGTATGCGTTATCCTGCCGCCGCCATACCCTGTTTGCCTAAGCGTGGCAATTTAGATCTAGACCTTGCAACAAACTCCATCTACATGCTGTCGTGAATAACAAAGTACCTGTATATTTTGTGTTCTCAACTAGCCGAAAGATGTCAGACTTTGGCACAATGAGAAATTTATTTCGCATTGCACGGCGGCATCCACGGATATTGTGGGCAAATTGGCTAGGCGAGTTGACGCAAATGATTACAGGTCACAAAGAAGCGCATGTCAGCGTTGCCTACAACCAAGCCGTGTTCAACCTTACAACCTTTGGTGCGGGATACTGGCCCTGGATGCAGTTCTGGATGCAGTACCCATGCATCACCGGCTACGTCAGGATATGGACAGAAACGCCACCTGATCTTGAGAAGTACCAATACATAGTGAACATAAACGTTCCAGCTTGGAAGTCCATATTGAAATTTTATACCTTTGGAATTATAAAGATGCACAACGATTGTGCCGATGTTGCTAGGGACGTTCTTATGCAAATAGGAATAGAAACTCCTGTACAATGCAACAGTCCCGGAGGATTGAAAAAGTTTCTAATAAACAAAGGATACGAATATGTCGAACTTGCCTACCCATCTGCCTCTGACTGTAAACCAAATGATTGAGGAATTAGATAATTTAAATCCTCCTGTGGTACTTACTGCTATTGTAAATGAAACAGACCTGTGTACCATTGCATACAAAGTTGGACGGCGTTCAATTGTTGATGAATTACTTAGATTAAAGGAGTCACAAAATGATGGACGATGATGGCGGCGGCGGCCCAAGTGTTCCTGATCCTCCTCCAATTTATGCTCCTCCAGATCAAGCTGCTGCTTATAGCAGCTTTGACGCTAACCGAGAGAAGGTGCGCCGTTCAAAGATGGGCAATCGAAAGTCACTAGCAATACCAAAGTCTGGTGCTGCTGCAACTACTCAACCTAAATAAGGAGATACAATATGGGCGGACGCGGAAGATCAGCACTAAAGCCATTGACACCAGAAGAAATTGAAGCCAAGCGCAAAAAGGGAGCGCAAGCTCAAGCCTTAGGCGCAGCTGGCAAGGGAACTGGAGTTAGTGCATACCAAACCAGCGGCAAATCTGCATTGACAATCTCGTCTAGCGGTGGCGGTGGTGGCGGCACAGGCTACACCACTAGCGGGCGCAGCGTAGGAATCAATATTCCTTAATGCCCAAAGATGCGCTCAAGTCTGCATGGCACAAAGCAGACTCTACTAGGCAACAAGTTCTAGATAGAGCTAGGTTGTGTTCTGCGCTGACAAAGCCGTGGGTTCTGCCACCAGAATCTATGGCTAAAAATGATGCGTTGCCCGAACCATTCTCTAGTTTGGCGGCGCGCGGAATCACAAATCTTGAGGGCAGGTTACTACTTGCGTTGTATCCACCAGGATTGCCATTCTTTAGATTAAAGCCAGCGGCCAAGTACAGGCTAGACCCTAGCGTTGATCCAAATATTCTTGGTCAATTTGAACAGCATTTATTTTTGCGAGAGCTTGCCATACTTGCCAAGCTTGAACAAACAGACCGACCAAAGACTACAAATACTCGACGAGCTGGATTCCGTTCACGCAAGCGCACGTCAATATCGCAGTTGTTAATTACCGGTGACACGCTTGAAATGCTTACCGATGATTACCAAATCAAAGTGTTTCGCCGTGATCAATATTGCACAGGCAGGGACAGTAGTGGTGGTGTGCAGTTTCACATTATCAAAGAACAAATTGATCCGTTGTCTTTGTCACCAAAGCAACTTGAACTGCTAGAAATAGATGTTGATTCGACACTTGAAAAATCTAGCCAAGACCGCAAAGAAGACATGTACACCATGGTCGAGTGGGAACCAATGTCAAAGCGTTGGTGCATCAAGCAAGAAGTCAAGGGTGTAATAATTGAGGAGTCGGAAGAGAAGGTTAATCCCTTCATGTCCACTCCATTTGAGTTAGCACCGGGCGAAGACTACGGTCGTGGTTTGATTGAAGTAAACTTGGGCGATGTCCGAAGCATGAACAGCCTCACAGAGCGCATTCTAGACTTTGCGGCAACTGCGTCAAAGCAATTGTTTGTCTTGGATTACAACTCGCAGGTCAGGGCTTCCGATCTTGCAAAGCCATCGGGTTCAGTTATCCAAGCCAGAGTTGCCGCCGGTCAAGTGGTTGACATATCCACGCTCAAGGTGGACAAGATGAACGACTTCAGTATTGTTGGTCAGACGAGAGAAGCCATTCGACGTGATTTGTCTGCGGTCATGCTGATGGAGGGCGAAAGCACCCCGCGCGGTGACCGTGTTACGGCGTATCAAGTACAGCGTGTGGCAATGGAATTAGAAGGAGCGTTGGGCGGCGTATACGCCCCAATAGCGGACTCCATGCAGATCGGTCTGATAGAGCGAATCATGTATCAAATGAAGCGGGACAAGGCAATGCAGCCCCTTCCTGACGATTCAGTTGAAATTGAAGCCGTGACAGGAATAGCGGCTCTTTCTAGGGAATCAGATCAAGGCAAGTTGGTTGGCGTATTGCAAACTATTGCTCAACTTGGGCCAGAAACATTGGCTAGAATTGACAAGGGCATATTGTTGGATTTGATGATGCGACAGGCTGGCGTGTATCAGGCGGGATTGATCAAGACAAATGATCAGATCAACGCTGAAATGCAAGCGGCGCAAGAAGCACAAACAAAGGCACAAGCTGGACAACAATTGATACAATCTGCCGGTAAGGTTGCGGAACAAAATATGACACCAGAATCTATAGGAGCAATGGCAAATGGCTGAACCACAAGCACAATCACCCACGTTTAGTATTCAAGGATCTGGCACGACACCACCACCAGAGCCACAAGTAACAGAAGCGGCAATGACTGAAGTCAATGCGACAGGAATGCCGCGCACTTACGCCAACAAGTATCGATCCGTTGAAGATCTTGAGAAGGGTTACAAGGAACTAGAAACTCGCCTTGGTCAGAAATTTCCCGAAACATCACAAATGGATGTTGGCGGAATACTTACTAAAGCAGGTCTTTCTAACGAGGATCTTGTTACCAATTGGTCAAACGATGGAAGATTGTCCGATGATCAATACGCCAAGTTGCAGAATGTTGGATTCTCACGCTCTGTAGTGGACACGTTTCTGCATGGTCAATTTGAAATTTCGCAAAGTGGCGGTCGGCAACAACAGGAAATGCAACGTGTTGCCTACGACATGGCCGGCGGAGCAGAACAATACGACAATCTAGCCGCTTGGGCTTCGTCACACTATCCACCGGCCAAGGTGGAGGAGATGAATGCGCGGTTAAATCAACCATTGTCCTATGAAGGCGCAATCAAAGAGATGTTGTTTGATTACAAGCAAGAGGTTGGAGCTGGATTCTCACGCCCACTAGTCAACGGCACATCAATGCCAAACACGGCCACAGGATTTACAAACGTAGAAGAGTTGGTTACGGCAATTAGACAAGCACGAATGGCTGGGCGGTACGATGAGTCACTCAAACGCAGGATTGCAAACACACCACAACACATCTTAGAAGGAGTTGATCGATGAGCAATTTAAATGTTCCACTTAAAGAAGCCTCAGAAAAAAACCTCTTGGTTCAGTTTACTTTTTTAGCTTCATACAACTGTGCTGGTGCGGTTTTGCGAAATAAATTTACCAATGAATTTGTTGTGCTAGGCAGGGGTGCAAGCGAATATGACGCTGTTGTTGATGCTTTAAAGCAATATTCAGCAAAGCCACCAGCTTTGCCACAAGCAACCGAACAAGCCAATCAAGTATTGTCGGATAAAATCATTGAGTTAGAAGCCAAGCTTGCAGATGCCCCAAAGGCTAAACGTGCTGGCACGGCATCAAATCCTGGAAATCTTGGCTTTCGATGACTTGACAACTTGGAATTGTTGCTATTATTTACATGCCAGCCTTGTCGATTTTGGACACGCGAATAGCCCCGCGTCGATAAGAAACCTGCAAAACAGTCTTGTTTTATCCTCAAATCAATAACAAAGGTAGGCTATATTATGGCACAAAATACAGTTGGATCTTCAAATCCATCACGCGCTTTACAAAGTTTGGGTACAGGTTCAACACGCGACCTTGCCCTTCAAATGTTCTCTGGCTTGGTCTTGGAATCATTCAAGAACAAGACTGCGTTCTATGACAACACCGGCAACATTATGACGGTGAAGACTTTGCAGAACTCACATTCTGCTCAATTCCCAATCATTGGCGATGACATCAACATTGACACGACCAACGGCGATAACGGTACAACAAAGGGATACCATACTCCAGGAACGTTTATTGCCGGTGACACCGTGCAAATGAGCAAGGTAAGCATCGAAGTTGATGACATCTTGGTAGCCGCAATGGACGTTGGCTATGCCGATTTGGACATTGCACACTTTGACGTGCTTGGCCCATTTGCCCAAAAAATGGGTCGTTCTTTGGCACAATCTTGCGACAAGAAAATTGCAATCATGGCGTTGAATGCGGCGCGCACAGCTGCCGTAGCCAATATTCATCCTGGTGGTCAGTTAGTAACCAAAAACGTTACCACACAAACACTATCTGCTGCTTATCAAGACGCTGCGGGTACAGGTGGAAGCGGCGATTTTCGTTCAGATGTAGCTGCATTGGCTTTGCTATTTGATCAAGACAATGTTCCTACTGATGGTCGCTACTTGTTTATTACGCCGTACATCAAGTCAATTCTTCGCCATGAAACTCAAATCTTTAATCGAGATTTGAATGATCCAGCGGTTGTTGGGTCTTTAAACAATCGTGTGGTTGGAATGTTGGAAGGATTTAATTTGATTGTTTCCAACAACATGCCAACGGCTACGACATCTGGTTATACTGGATTTCAAGCAAAGTACAACCAAACCATTACCATTGCAGCATCCACCACAAACACAACCGGCACAGGTTTACCTGCTGCTATTGCCCTGTGTGGTGCAATTGAAGGTTCTGCTGCGGTTGGAATGGTGCAAGCCGCAGGTATCCGCAGCGTGATTCAAGACGATGAACGCCGCAATACCAAGTTTATGAAGTCACAAATGATGGTTGGATTTGGCGTTCTTTCACCATGGTGCGCCGGCGCAATTGAATTGGTTTAATATTTAACTTAGCCCCCGGAATGGGGGGGTGCAGCGGATTAAGTTCCCTCACCCCCCTTTTTTTAAGAAACACATGACAACAATTCCAGACAATAATCATGTTAAACTTAGCGGCAGAGATTGGATTGGTATTGTTGCCCTATCTCTTGGGTTAGTAACTGCCATGATGGGTGCATTTCTTCATCACGATAGAGCATTAGTTGTGATATCATCACAGCAACAGGGTATTGAGAAACGATTAGATCGAATTGAAAATCAACTTGAAAGGAAATAAATGGAATTTTTAAAGCACAAGAGTTGGAAGACCTCCGGCACAGGATTGGCTGTAATTCTTATTGCGGTTGGTACTGCCATCACTTCAATTACGGACAATGATCCAACTACAACAATTGATATTGGATCTTTGGTAGCCGCTTTATTGGCTGGATTTGGATTGCTGTTTGCGCGTGACAACAACAAATCAAGTGAGGAAATTGGTGTGAAGTGATTTGGATTAGTGCAATATTTAAAGGCATAGTAGATGCAATTATTGCGGCGTTTAAAGACGATCTTGGAAAGACAAAGGCAACGGATGCGAAACACGACACCAAGCTGCTTACTAATGCTGGCTCTCGTATTCGCAGTTGGATGCGCGCGCGTAACGCTAGTAACAGAGGGAAGCCCGATGAGGGTCGGCCCAAGTTGTAATACTCATGTGTACACACTCAACGATAACGGTTGGGAACTTTCTCCCAACACGGTTCTAGTTCCAGAAGGCTGGTACATAGTTCCGCCATCATATGTAGAAAATAAGGAATAAAGTAATGCCATCAGTAGCACTAACAACCTCACAGCGATATTGGCAACGTGGGTATGTAACAAGCGTTGCGGCCAATGAATCAACTTTGTTTACTTCAAATGTTCTTGAAACAACAATGCCAAGTGTAAGTGGCGGTGGCGCATACAACACCATTGGAAGTAATTTGGCTAAGTTGATGTTCTTTGGAACAGGTGCTGAAAACACACAATTCTATGCTCACATTTACACTTGGGCCCCGTTTGGGGAATTTTGGGTTCCTACTCCTGTGTGTCAAGTCTTGTGTCAATTATCTGCTGTAGTTGGAATTGCCGCAAGTCCAGCACTAATTGCTACAGAGCGACTTGTTGATGGTATTGGCTTAATTGAAGGCGATCCAACGGTAAAAATTGTAAGCGACTTTAACAATCGAATTAGCACGGTGCTTGTTGATCTTGAAGGCGCGCACTTTCTAAGCGTTAGATTCTCAACTACATCTTTGACTTCTCCTGCTACGACATTTAATTACGCATTCTCAGCATTTTAAACATGGAAACTCCGCTACGGTACTTATGTAAAAAGTACAAGGCTGGAGGTCTGTGGCATCTGTTTAACAAGAAACAGCAAGCCGGCACTACTAACTTGACCGCCATTTGGCGCATACCAAACGAGTGCGTTGATATGGGCATGGACATTGCAAGAAGGTCATTGGCGCACAGCGGCGCGCAAACAACCAACGGATCATCTATTTGGAACAAGGGCTGGAAACTAGATGACGCGGTTGTGGACGCTAGCACGTCCGGGGTCGTGGCACTAGATGGCACAACTAGCGGTAACTACGCTTTTGGCTCTCATCCTAGACGGACAATAATTCCAACTGAAATGCAGATGCCATCAAACATGCATAACTGTTCTAAGTTCAACAACAGCTGCATGATTTATGACATGAGTTTAGGTTGCCCAAATGAGTTCACCATTAGCGGTTGCTTTAGAGTTCCTACTACCACCATAGACTCTGACAAGGTTCTGTTTGGCTTGTACACAACGGACGGAATGTACATAGAACTTAGCACGCAAATGTTTAATTCTGATGTCAATGCCAAACTTATTATGTATTGCGATCTAGATGATGACACCGGTAACTATTGGCAGGGGTCGTTTGTCCAACAAATGGAAACATCCGAATATGATACTCCACCGGCTTCTATGAGCGGGTACATATTTGATGCAATTTATTCATCTGGATATGACGCATACAATTGGATAACGCGCGGATCTGCAAAGACAATAAGAGGAGAACCAAGGCTTGGGATGGTTAGCAAGAGTCATCCTGCATCCGCTGGCTACAGGCCGTGGACACACTACGCGGTTACTGTTTCATCAACACAAATATCAGCTTACAAAAATGGAATCTTGTGGCTACGGTGGGTTTCTCATCCTGATGAAAATGGATTTACGCAATATCCGCCATTTACGTTTAACAAGTCAATATCCACCGGCAAGAAACGTTTACTTAGCATTGGCGCGGCGGTAACGTCAGCTGGTTTAAGTAGCGGCGGTGGGATAGGGTCGGGCGGAACAGAGCGATTCTCAAATTGTGATTGTTTCTGCCTGATGGTTCACTCTCGAATGTTGAGCCACATGGAGATAATTCAGTTGTCTAGGGGTCTTCTACAATCAACAGATTTAAGCATGGCAAACTCAAGAAATTTGCCAAACAGACCAGTAAGCGGGTCTGCTGTATTTGCAGATACTCAGGTGCAAGTACACAATGTGTTTAATAGAAAGTACAAAGAGTACACGCCGTTCCATAGGAATTCACGTTCATTTGAAACCACAAGGGACGCACACGGAACGTATCCAGCCGACACAAACTATTGGCAGAATACGCCGCTAGCAAGACTTCAATCTTCTGATGGCGGCTCGTTTACCACGGAAATGTGGTTCAATGACCAATCAACAATCTTGCATCCTGGATCAGGTTTAGTTGACAAGTTTCCTCTGTACTCATTTAGCATAGACATATTTGACCTATTCATAGACAACATGTTTATCAACGCGCCGAGCGGCCTTGTAGATTCTGCTCCTCATGTCCTGTTTGATTTAACCAATATTGGATGGGGATGGCAACGCCCTGGAGGTGGGCCTGGACAAGCTGGCTACGGCAAGATGGGCGCATGTGTTTATTTAATCAAACGTGGCGCAAATACTGCGAAGACTGGTAGGGCAAACACGATAGAACTTGAACTACTTTGGCATTCAGATAATGAAAAAAAACCATGGCTTGCACAAGTTGTAGCAGACAGGGCAGCTAGCGTTGATCCCATTACAGCACAGCCCAACCCATACGCTGGCAATGAGGTATTTGTAACTGCCGACACAGTACCGGCGTTTAGAAACTTCAAGGGTGGTCACTTGACCGTGTCGTTTGGAAGAAACGAAACAGCGCAGGATTGCACGTTTGTCATGTTAGATGGGAAAGTAATTTACACGCACCCCATAGAATCTGTTGACAAACAAGGACTCGCTGTAGAATACGCCATAACTCCAGGAATACTGGAGTGTGCAGGGACGGCACACACGGATGGAGCTCAAACAGCACCGTGCGGAGCTTCTGCTACAACAAATGGTGGTGTTAATGCTGTGGGTAGATTTGGTCAAATAGCGTTCTTGAAGAAATATTTGAGCAAAATTGAAGCAAGAGAACTGTGGCGATACACTAAGGTTTATCGAGGTTTAAGAAACTCTTTCTGCGGTCATAGGAAACCAAGAAACATAACAATTCAGCGCGGCACAAAGACACCATGAGTACATTAAAAGTAGACAATTTAAACGTATACACGGCAGGTGGAAACTTGGCGGTTGTGCCGCCACTAGTTGTGACTGGATTGATTACTGCGAATGGTGGGGTTACAGGAAACGTAACCGGCAACTGCACCGGTAGTTCTGGCTCTTGCACCGGCAACGCCGTAACATCTACAACATGTAATGGCAATGCCGCGTCGGCTACAAATGCCGCAACAGCAACGGCACTTCAAACTACACGCGCCATAGACGGAGTAAACTTTAACGGAACAGCTGCCATAACAGTTACCGCAGCGGCATCAACGCTTACAGGCACTATTCTCAATAGCACCGTGGTTGATTCTTCACTAACTTCTCTTGGAACTATTGCAAGTTTGACTGCTACGATTTTTAAACTAATCCCATCAGCGGCTGTTCCAACAGCTATAAACTCTACTGGCGTAGTTGGAACTATAACTGTAGATACTAATTACATCTATGTTTGTATTGGAAACAACAGCTGGAAGAGAGTGGAGTTAGCAACATGGTGATGCTTGACATGGTTAATGGTGTCTTGCGCCGGCTTGGTAAGAACAGGATAACTGCTCTAGATACCAACGGATCTACATCCCACGCTGAAGCGGAGCGAATCATTGTTGAGCAAAGCCGCAAACTCCAAACTGAAGGATGGATGTTCAACACCATTCCAAAGTTAACGGCTACTCCAAACGGATCAGGATTTATTGTTGTAAGCACACTTGCCACAGTTACTGTCCTGCACATCGATGCTATTGATGATGAGCCATGGAACAATTTCACACAGCGTGATGGAAAATTGTACGACATCGACAACGCAACCAACTTATTTACATCAACCGTGAGTGTTCGGATGCTACTTGAACTCCCAACAACTGATTTGCCAAGTGCGTTTGCAGACTATGTAATTGCTAGCGCGGCGTATTCTTACAACAGGCACTTTGTTGGAAACGCCATAAGAGATTCTGACTTACAGGGCGAGGTAATACGAACTCAAGCCGTAGTCAACAAAGAAGAATTACGAGCAACAGACATCAACTTTCTTTCAAATTATGAAACGTTTACAATACGAGGAAGACCAGCTTTCCAATACATACAAGGTTTAAACAATGCCTAATCCATACACAATTATTGACGTAATTAATCAAGTAGTTGAAACAGTAGGCGAGTTTCCAACAACAACCCAGCCTTCCGTTGTTGGTGACAGCACATCAATTTATGCGCGCGCAGAGCAATTCATTGATCGTGCTAGGTATCAAGTCTTGTCACTTGGTTGGCCAGAGAACACGGAAATGTCAAGACCATTTGTTGCGGCATCAAGTCGCATTAGCATGACTGGAATTTTAAGCATTCAAGCGGCTGGCCCTGATCAATACCGAAATTTGGTTATTCGCAAAGACGCAACCGGCCCCGCAGTTTATGACGCAAACACAAGAGGATTTGTAACTACAGGAACTGTGTATTTGGATGCGGTGGTGCTTCTAAATTGGGACGATCTTCCGCTCAAGTTGGCGGACGTGGTTGTTTCCAAGGCAAAGCTTCTGTTCCAGCGCAGAATTCAGAATGGTCAACTTCCTGACCAACAATTGCAACAAGAATACATTCAGTCAGAAATGGCTGTTGATAGGAACGAAGCAAAGGAAAGTATGCTTCCTCCAAACACACGTCAAAATATGCCTCCGCAAACATCGGGCGGACAACAACAACAAGGTGGATAACCATTGCCTAGCGCACCGCTGTATCAACGCATACCAGCTCTTGTTCATGGCATAAGCAAGCAATCGCCAACGATTAGATATCCTGGTCAGGTATCTGATGCCACAAATGTCATGTTCAATGTGGTTGATGGGGCTCGCAAACGATGCGGATCAAGATATGTTGGTCAAGTAACCACTAGCGGGTTGGTTGGCGGCAAATACAAAATGCATCGCATAACGCGCGATGATGAAGAGAAGTATGTTGTTGTTTATGGGGCAGGAAACTTTTTAAGAGTTCTAAATGTTCTTACTGGTCAAATAGTTACACCAACAGTAGTTGGTACAGCGGCGGCTTATTTGGCGTATGGCAGTCCGCAACCAGAAAATTTAAGGTTTGTAACTGTTGCCGATACTACGTTCGTGTGCAACACTCTTAGACCAACAGGAACTTTAGAGAATGGTGCTTCAATTGATGCTTCTAAGATGCCTGTGCAATTGGTAAGAACATCATTTAGTCCACTTACATTTACAATTTCACCAGCCACTTGGACACCGCGCGGGTTTCAAAGGCAGGTTATTCAAGTTCCAGTCGGTGGCGTAGCTCCAACTAGTGGATACTTTAGATTTTCATACTTAGGTGGTCAAAGTTATCCGGCAAACTATCAAATTGAATCTGACACGCTTGAAGACACATTGCAAGGCAATGGCGAAGCACCGTTCGCCACCAATGGACAAACTGCAAACCCGGACTACATTCCCGGAATGCGCGGTCTAGTTCGTGGAAAGGTTCTGTGCAGCGGTGGGCCGCTTCCTGAGAAGCCTATATACATCGATATTTCTCCTGATCTTGACATTACTACATTGCTTGGATTTACTGATAATCAATTGAACAACTCACGCTATGTAATTC